AAGAACATCATCAGCGATGATGTGGCTAAGATGCCGTTCAAGGTTATTCAGAAATTTGGACGGGGAACCATCCGCCAGGTGGAGCCGGACCCGATCACCCGCAACATGGCCTACTTGCTGCAAATTAGCCCGAATATTTGGGGTTGGACGCCGTTCATTTTCAAGAAAGCGGTGATCGAATGGCTGCTGTTTTACGGTAACGCCTACATCTGGAGCCCAGTGATTGGGCCGCGGCAACTGCTGATCTTGCCGGCAGACCGGACAGCGCCGGTACTGGATTTGGAAGGCAATCTGTGGTACCAGCATACATTTGCGAACGGTCAGACGGCCTATATTGCGGCGGTTGAAATACTGCATCTGCTGATTAACCCGGACTCGACCGGGTTCATCGGGCGCAGCGTTATCACCTTTGCACGCGAGACGTTCGGGCGCTACCTGGCGGCGCGCAAAACACAGAGCATGATGTTCAGCCAGGGACTGATGCCGGCGGCCTATATCCAGATGAACGGCGACCTGGACGCCGATGCGCGCCGGAAGGTGCGCCTGGCCTACGAAGAGGCCATCAGCGGCACGGCAAACGCTTACCGCCTGGCCGTCTTTGACAACAAGGTGACCAAGTTTGAGCCGATCAATATTCAGCTTAAGGATGCTCAATTCTTGGAAAGCATCGAAGCCACCGACCGGGACATCTGCAACTTTTTCGGGCTGGCGGAGCACATGTTGAACCGGGGAAAACAGGCCTATAACAGTAACGAGCAGATGTACCTGGAGTACCTGACCGGGACGCTGGACGCCTTTTTGGTGCCCTGGGAAGAAGCGGCGCGGATCCGCTGGTTGCCGGCGGTAGAGCAGACCAGCACCTATTTCCGATTCACCCGCGAGGCGATCTTGCGGATGGACAGCAAAGCGCGGGCCGATGCAATGGCCGTGCGCATCCAAAACGGGACGATGACGCCGAACGAGGCGCGCGAGAAGGAAGACATGGCGGCCTACCCGAACGGCGATCAGTATTACATGGCGGGGAATATCCTGCCGATTGGAGGAACCAATGAGCGAAACCCCTAAGACGCCGATCCGCTGTTTCGAGGGCAATTCGGAGCCGCACCAGCCATTCTGGAAGATGGTGGATGCGGCCGAGAGCGCCAGCGGCGAGCCGGAGATTAACTTCGATGGCTACATCAGCGAGTACAGCTGGTGGATGGATGACATTACGCCAGAGAAGTTCAAAAACGACCTGTACAAGCTGGGCCAAAAAGGGGCAGTGACCATCCGCATGAACAGCTACGGCGGCGACGTGATCGCAGCCAGCAAGATGTACTCGATCATCAAGGAGTACCCAGGACGTGTGACTGTGCTGGTGGATTCAATCGCAGCCAGCGCGGCGACGGTGGTGGCGATGGCCGGCGACAAGGTGCTAATCAACAGTACCGGATTCTTTATGATCCACGATCCGAGCTTTATCTTCTTCATCGCTCAATTAAATATTGAGACGATGGAACGGATGCTGCAATCGCTGCTGGCCGTGAAGGAAGGCATCATCAATGCCTACGAGGCCAAGAGCGGACTGTCCCGCGCCCGGTTGGCGAATTTGATGACCGGAGAAACCTGGATGGACGCCCAGCGAGCGGTTGACCTGGGTTTCGTGGACGAGATTTACCAGCCGGCGCCCAAGAGCTTTGAGCTGCAGGCAGATAACGCCGCATTGGTGAATGCGGTGCAGGCGCTGAATTACAGCAATTTGCCGGCCGCCCTGCAGGCGGTTTTGGCTGCCCAACCCGAGTTGGGCCAACTTAGGAGTGAACCGCAACCGGTGGTATCTAGCGAAACGCCGGTTGAGGATGAACACCAACGCCAGGCGCAGTGCCTCAGCGATACTGAGGGCCTCAGGAATACTGAGGGCCTCAGTGAGACGCAATTGAGCGCTGAAGCTGTGGAACTGCAAGGCCGAATCAAAAAAGTTTTACGAAAGAAGGAGATTACCAATGCTTGACTTGAAACCGTACTTCGATGCCGTGATTGCGGCAGATGCGGATGTGCAGCGCGTGGCAGCCGAAATTGACGCGCTCTTTCGCAGCGGAACGGAAGAAACCATGCAGCAGGCGATTGCTCTGCGCCCGGCGCTAGACCAGGCTCAGAACAAGCACGCCGAAGCTGTAACACTGTACGAGGCGATGCAGAAGGCCAACCGGCCTAACGATGCTGCGAAGAACTTCGTGCCCGTTTCTTCCACCCAGGCAGAGGCTGTTGGGCAGCAGCAGCCGAGCACCATCAAGCGCCAGGAATATGACCGGTTAAGTCTGGTCGAGCGGGAACGCTTCATCAAATCTGGCGGAACTGTCAGCGATTGATAATAGGAGGTCAATCTCATGGCTAACACTTTAACCAACCTTATCCCCACCATTTACCAGGCCAAAGATATCGTGCTGCGTGAGCTGGCCGGGTTTATTCCGGCAGTGACGATGGACGCCAGCGGCGAGATGGTCGCCAAGGATCAAACTATCCGCTACCCGGTTGTGCCGGCGGCTGCTGCTGCGGACGTGGCGGCCGCGGCTACTGGCCCGGACCCGAGCGATCAGACCCAGGGCAGCGGCACCATGACCATCAGCAAATCGCGCAGTTCCACGTTCTACTGGACTGGCGAGGAACAAAAAGGCCTGGGCAGCCTGTATAACAAAATCCTGCTCGACCAGTTCAAGCAGGCGATGCGGACGCTGGTGAACGAGGTCGAAGCCGACCTGGCGGCGCTGTACGTGTACGCCAGCCGGGCTTATGGCACGGCCGGCACCACACCGTTTGCCAGCGACCTGAGCGACCCGGCCCAGGTGCGCAAGATCTTGGCCGACAACGGGGCGCCGATGGACGATCTGCAACTGGTGTTGGACACCTCGGCAGGCGCCAAGCTGCGCACCCTGGGCCAGCTCTCTAAGGCCAACGAGGCCGGCAGCGACCAGGTGGCACGGCGGGGCGTGTTCCTGGATCTGTTTGGCTTTGGCGTGCGCGAGAGCGCCCAGGTCAAGAGCCACACCAAGGGTACCGGCAGCGGCTACCTGGTGGACTTGACGGCGGGCTATGCGGTTGGCTCGACTACCATCCATGTCGATACCGGTACCGGTACGATGGTTGCTGGAGATATCCTGACCAACACCAAGACCGGGCGCGACACCAACAAGTATGTGGTGGCAACCGGGCATGCCGGCGACGCCGATCAGGATGTCGTACTGGCTCTCCCTGGCAACAAAGTTGCCTGGGTGAACAACGACCCAGTTGCGGTCGGCAACAGCTATACCGCTAACCTGGCATTCAGCCGCAGCGCGCTGCATCTGCTGATGCGGGTGCCGGCGATGCCGGAAGGCGGCGACGCGGCTGACGATGTGACCATTGTCACCGACGAGCAGACCGGGATCAGCTTCCAGGTGGCGATGTATCGCCAGCGCCGCCGGATTGCCTACGAAGTGGGCCTGGCCTGGGGCGTGAAGGCTGTCAAGACCGAAGCGATCGCGATCCTGCTCGGTTAAACCTATGGCTAACATCCTGACGGCGGCAGAGGCCGCACAAGTACTACGTTGTGAAGCAACAGATGCGCTGATGCTGGCGCTGCTGCCGTCAGTTGATGCTTATATCAAAGGGGCCACCGGTCACGACTGGGCAGCAGACTCAACGGTCAACCCGGCAGCAAAAAGCGCAGCCCGGATCCTGATGGCGCTGTGGCACGAAAACCCGGCCATGATCAGCAGCCAGGGCGCCTTGCCCTGGGGACTGAGCGCAGTGCTATCGCAATTGGAAGCGTTGGCGTTGCGGTATGTGATCTTCGAAGGCCTGAGCAGCGCCGGGGCGATCCCACTGCCGGGCGCCAGGCGCGGCGACCAAGTCACGCAGTTGATCGGCGTGGTCAATGTGAGTGGAGACCAGTCGGGTAGTTTTGAGACGGTGATCACCTACGATGACGAAATTCAGCAGATCAGCAGCAGCGACCTGGAGGAGAAATACTTCCGGGCGCTGCTGGAGAGGCCGGCATGAACCTGAACGGCAAACCAACTAACCCGGGCGAGCTTAGAACGGCGATTACGCTGTATCAGCGCGCTGTTTCCGAGGAAACAGGCGGTTTCCGTAAGGCAATCCGCGGGACGAAGATTGCGGATGTGCTCTGCAAGTGGGTGAACGGGCATGGAGCGGAGGCGCTGAAGGCAGCGATGTTGCAGGCGGCGGCGCCAGCCACAGTGTGGCTGCGCTATCGCAGCGGCGTGGATGCAACGTGCCTGGTAGAGAAGGGGGGCGTGCTGTACGAGATTGTGGGTGAGCCGGACAACGTACAGGAACGCGGTGAGTACATGGAACTGACAGTACTGCGGATGGCTGGTGGTTAATCAGTAGCCAGTGGTCAGTAGTGAGTAGACAGTGGGTACCCTAACCCCCAGCCCCTTCCCTGAAGGGAAGGGGAGGAAAGAAGGAAAAGTATGCCGACAAAAGCAAAATTTATTTTGGATGGATTTGAGGCTTATCTGGAAGAGCTAGTGAAGGCCGGCGAGGATATTGATCAGATTGCAGAGGAGGCTCTGTCTGCCGGTGCGAATATCTTAGTTGGTGGGATGCAGCGCCGGGCGCCACAGCAGCACATTCGGGATGCGATTCGCCGAACGGGCGCCATGCACGATGGGAATAAGGTCTATATCTACGTAGGCGTGTTGAGGGGAACGAACGCAGAGTTGGCGCGCAGGGCAGCCACATGGGAGTTTGGCGGACGAGATATGGAGAAAAGAACAGAAAAGCAACAAAAATCGGACGCAAAACACAAAGGGCGCAAGTCGCGCCCAGGGATCAAGGCCCATCCGTTTATTCGACCGGCACTGCAGAATGATTCAAAAGCGGCGCGGGCGGCGATGGAGGAGATCTTCCAGGAGTGGTTGAATGAGTAGCATTTGGGAGATGACCAGCGCTGCACTCACCGGCCTGGGCGTGTCGATGGCGGCAGGCGCTTATTTGATGGCGACGCCGGGGGGAAACCTGCCGGACCAGTACATCACGTACCAGTTAGTCGATATGTCGCCGCTGCAACATGCGGATAACGAAGAAACGCTGCGGGATGAATTGGTGCAGGTGACCGTCCGCAGCCGCAGCGGCCTGGCAGGGCTGCCAGATGTCATCGGAGCGATGACGGCAGCCGGATTTATGTTTAGCAACGGGCGCGAACTGGAGTACGACCCGGAAGGTCGGCACTTTGGGATTGCGTTCGATTTTGATTATGTTCGGGATTTGGGCAGTTAGGCGCTGCCCAAGGAGGATGAGAGTATGCCAATTAATCCAAATGCGAATGAATATCGCAGTGTAGTAGGCCTCGATAGCTTATATGTGGCCGAGGTGACGGCCGACAGCGCAGCAGCGTATACTGCCGACACGCCAGAGTACCTGGCGCCGGCGGCTGAAGCGAGCCACAAGCCAAGCGTTTCGTCTGAACCGCAATATGCGGATAACCAGACCTTCGATGTAATGTCGGCGGAAGGAGAAACGGTCATAGAGCTGTCTCTGACTGGGGTTCCGAATGAGATGTTAGCGAAGATTTCCGGCGAAACATTCGATGCCGCAAGCGGGCGGGTGTTCGACAGCGGGAACGCTGAACCGCCCTATTTTGCACTGATGTTTCGGGCCGACAAGAGTGGGGGCGGGAAGCGCTACTACTCATACCTGAAAGGGCGCTTCGAGAAGCCGGCGGAAGAGGCGGCCACGAAGGCGGATAAGGTCAGCCCGAAGATGACCAAGCTGATCTACCATGCGATTGGGACGAAGTACCAGTTCGGGCTGAGCAAGAGTTTCAAGCGCGTGTTCGGCGACACCGACACGACCAGCTTTAGCGCGACGGGCTGGTTCAGCCAGGTGCAGACACCGGTAGTCGTGGCGCCCAGCGCTTTGGCTTTGAGCTCGGCTGACCCGGCGGACGGCGCCAGCGGCGTGGCCACCAGTGAGACCCCGGTACTGACCTTTAATAATGCTTTGATCAACAACGCCATTTACATGGTGACTCTGGCCAAAGCAGACGGTACGGTAGCAGCGGTCACTGCAGCGCTGGATGCGACCAAGAAGATTATGACGATCACACCGGGATCGGCTTTGAGCGCGTCCACTACGTACCTATTGAGCTATGCGGTGGAAGACATCTACGGGCAGCATCTGTCCGGTGTGGTGAACTTCGCGACTGCCTAAACCTAACCCCCTGACCCCTTCCCTGCGTTGAGTACAACGATAGGGAAGGGGGAACATAGAAAGCCTGTGGGTGCGGCTGCTCCTCGGCGGCACCCGCAGGCAACGGAGATTGAAGTTATGCCCCCTACTATGATGACGATTACGCTGTACGACAAAGACAGCGAGCCGGTAAAAACGTTCAACCGCGGCTTCGTGCCGTGGAAGCTGCTGAAGAAGGCAGTGCGGCTGAGCAAGAGCATTGATGTCGACGACCTGGGCGAAGAGAGCCTGGATGAGCTGGCCGGGCTGGTGGTGGAAACCTTCGGTAACCAGTTCACGATCGACGATCTGAACGAGGGCGCCGACATCAGCGAGATGATTACGGTGCTGCAAACAGTGATCAGCAAGGCGAGAAATGCGATGGGAAACCCTATCAAGCCGGGGAGCTAGACGGCGACCCGGCGCAGGCGATTGAGAGCGACGGAATTTCATGGATGATCGACCTGGAGATCACGATGGTGCAGGCTTTCGGATGGTCGCTGAGAGATATTGACGAAACGGACGTGGAAAGCCTGCTGCCGTTTGTGGCGCGGGTAGGGAAGAAGAAGGTCATCGGCGCCGGCGATGGGAAGAAGGAAGAGGCGTATTGTGACCAGGTGGATTGGTTGTGATAGTAGGTAGGGGCGGGTCTGAGACCCGCCCGTACACAGTAGACAGTGAAGAACCTGAACCCCGGAGAGAGAAGGAAACAACAACATGGCAGGCGATTCCAGACTGAGTGCAAGGTTCGGCGCAGATACAAGCGATTTTAAGAACGGGATTGCGGCGATCAGCCGGGAGATCCGGGTATTGGAGTCGGGATTTAAGGCGAGCACTGCTGTGCTGGGGGATTGGACGAAAAGCGCCGATGGGTTGGAGCAGCGGGCCAAAACGCTGACGGATCAGATCGTGCTGCAGAAAGAAAAGGTGAATGCGCTGACGGTTGATTACGAGCGCCTGGTTGAGGCGAAGGGGAAAGACTCGGTTGCGGCGCAACTTGCCCTGATCGAGTTGAATAAGCAAACTGCGGCGCTGGGCTCGATGGAAAACGAGCTTGCGACTACCGAAACTGCCCTGGATGAGATGGGGACCGAATCGGAGGACAGCGCCAAACAAGTTGAAGATCTGAGCACGAAAACTGAGGACGCCGGCAACAAATTCGAGACCTTTAAGGGCGTGCTGAAAACAGCCGTGGGCGTGATTGCGGGTGTGGCGGCGGCGGTGGTGGGCCTGGGTGGGGCGATTGCAGGGATGGTGCTGAATGCCACGGATGCGGCCGGGGAATTGGTTGACCTAAGCATCAAAACCGGGATCAGTACGACTCGCTTGCAGGAGCTGGATTATGTAGCCAAACAGGTCGGCACAACCACCGAGACGATCACCGGGGCCATGGCGCGTTTGACCCGGGGGATGGGGGCGGCGGTAGAGCAGACAGGAGATTTCAACGATAAATCAAATGAAGCCTTCAGAAAATTAGAGAATGTAAGAAAAGAATTATCGGGGCTTACTGAAGGAACAGATGAATACAATAAAAAGCTTGAGGAACTGAAAGCTGCTGGAAGAGCTTATGGCGATATCAATATGGGGCCTCAAGCCGCCGCTTTTGATCAGTTAGGTGTATCCGTTACAGATGTTGACGGTAATTTGCGTGACAGCGAAGCGGTTTTCTCGGACGCGATCACAGCCCTGGGCAATATGACAAACGAGACCGAGCGAGATGTTATCGCCATGGATCTGTTTGGCAAGAGCGCCCAGGAGCTGAACCCGTTGATCAAGGCCGGCAGCGAAGAAATTGCCAGGCTGAGCGAAGAGGCAAACACCATGGGGGCGGTGATTGGAGAAGATGACGTTGACAGCCTGGAAACCTTCGGGGATACGCTGGAGTCGTTGAAAAGCGGAATGCAGGGCACGGCTGGCACCATTGCAGCGGCGCTGGTACCAGGGTTTCAGAGCCTGGCCGACGAGGCCGGCGGCTATATGCAGCAGTTTGCGGAGGTTGTCAAAGGGTCGGACGGGGATATCGGCAAGATGGCCGAGGGAATTGGGGGGGTGATCGGCGATATCGTCGGCAGCCTGGCCAAGCAGGCGCCGCAGATGCTGCAGGCGGGGCTCGGCATCCTGCAGGGCATTATTACCAGCGTGATCGGGCTGCTGCCGACTCTGCTGCCGATGGTGATCGAACTGGTGCTGACGATCGTAAATTTCATCGTGGCGAATTTGCCAATGCTCATCGACGCGGCGGTGCAGATTATCGTGGCGTTGGCGCTGGGGATTGCCCAGGCGCTGCCGACTCTGATTCCAACGATTTTAGGGATTATCCCAACCGTGATCTACGCGCTTCTCGAAAATCTGCCGCTCCTGGTTGGGGCGGCCCTGCAAATTATTGTAGCGTTGGCTGCCGGGTTGATCGAGGCGATTCCAACCCTGATATCGGAAATTCCAAAGATCATCGTGGCGCTGGGAACGGCGCTGCAAGAATCCGCGCCACTGCTGCTGGCGGCCGGTAAACAAATGCTGGTCGATATCCTCTCGGCTATCGCAGTGAGTATGCCGGCGCTGCAGCAGGGGGCGATTGATTTGATTACCCAGTTTTCATCGGGTATTGCCCTGGCCGCCGGGGCAATTTCGGACATGGGCAAGGCGATTGTGGATGGCCTATGGGAGGGGATTAAAACACAGTGGGTAACACTGACGACGAATGTTTCCAGCCTGTTCACCGGGCTCGTGGATTGGATCAAGGGGCTGTTGGGGATCGCTTCGCCGTCCACCGTATTTGCAGGCATTGGGCAGAACATGGCCATGGGCCTGGGCAGCGGGTTTAGCAAAGCCTTCGATGGGATCGAACAGAGGATCGCTGGAGCGGTCCAAGATCTAGGAACGGCTATTGGTGGTGGGGCTACTCTGGCCGGCGCCGGGGCGATGGGGCCTGGTTCGATCCAGATCAACCTGGGCGGGATCAATATCCCGATTACCGGAAACGGCGACGCAGCAGCGATTGGCGCA